TAGAGGTTAAGTGCCCAGATAACATCGTCAACATCACCGTCATAGATAAGATTTTGCACAGATTGGGTTTGTTGTTCAGCCCAATCGTGAAACTCATCAGAAGAAGTGACCTCTTCAAAGTCCGGGTGGACCTTTTTGATTTTCACTTCTTGTTTGCTTTTCTCAAGCTCTTTTTTAATAGCAATTACGTCTTCCGAGCTAGAACTAGTTTGCTCATTAGCAAGGGCACGGATAATAGCAGCAGCTTTAGGGTTTGTATTGGCCCACTCTTCTGCTTCTTCAGCAGATGGTAGTCCAACAGAACGCTTCTCTTTCTCAAGCTCCGCTAGACGTTCATTAGCTTTTTTCAAATCTTCCGCTTGTTTTTGAGAAAGACGACGAAGATCGCCATGACGCTTTTTCCATGTCTCTTCTTCTTTCGTTGTAGCGGGGGGAGAAGATGAAACATCTTCCTCTTCCTCCCCCTCTTGTTCTACAACCTGTTCTTCTTCTTGCTCACCAAGATGGGCTTTTTCTAGCTCTGCCAATTCATCTTCAAGACGTTGTACAGAACGGGGAACGACGTAATTGCTCATTAATTTTCCTCTGGGGCCACTGTTATTAGTGGGGGGCCATAATTGTTATCGACGGGTAACTAGGCCACCTTTAGCCATACTACGTCCGCCAGTTCTTTCACCACCTCTAGAAGAATTACCAGAGGAGGAACTTGAAGAGTTTTTGTCTTTATCCTTACTGTTCCCAGCGTTCTTTTCTGTTTGCCGAGTTTCAGGAGCTTTCTCTTTTTTCTTAGTGACTAGGTTGCCTAAAGCATCTCCAATGATCCCACCAAGACCACCACCCATAGAAGGTTTTTCTTCTCGTTGGGCAGCAATTCTGTCTCGTGCAGTTTCAAGAGTTTTTCTGTCTTCAGGAGTTAGAGGATTACCTAGTTGGTCTTTACCAGCTTTAAGCATATCCTCGGCACGAGTGAGGGCAGTTTTATCTGTAAGTTTCCCTAGTCCTTTTATCGCCATACCAGCAATAGGAGACACTGTGGAAAAAACCTTATCCGCAATACCCCTTACAGGGTTTGTCTTAGAGTCTGCATAATCAGAATAATCTTGTGGAGACCAATCTTTTACCTGTCGTCCAAAACCTGTAGGCTCTGGTCGATCACCTCTCCCCGCCCCTTCTTTCTCTGTTTGAGAAATCTTTGCATTGTCGTCTGACATCCAAGTTGGAAGTGCAGCCACAGGGGTGTTGTTTGGTTGTGGTGTTACAGAGGAGTTAGGATTTGTCATAACACTAGAAGCGACTGGGTTAGACACTTTGTTATTCAGTGGTGAGACAAAACCCCCTGAAGCCATTTGCATAGGAGCTTCTTGTGCAGGAGCTTCTTCAGGGGCTGCCATTTCCTCTTCATGAGCTTGCAGCTCTTCAGGAGAAAAAGGTAGATCATCAGGACCACTACCACCAATACGGCCATTAGCTTGAAGCTCTTCCATACCTGTTTTAGCTTTAATGATAAGCTTCTCAATATAATCAAGGCCAAAGTATTTAACTACATCAGCAGGGAGCATATACTCTCCCTCTGAGGCTTTGATCGGGATGTCATCCCTTACCTCTTTAGGGGTGCCACCCGGAGGAACTTCATTACCACTTACAGGGTCTACATTTGCCATTTCATCTCCTATTTATGATCCGAATTTACTTCGTTTCTCAAATTGAGAAGACGACGATAAGTTGTGATTTGACCTTGTAGACGATAGATGTCTTCCATCTTAGTCATTTGTTCTAAAGTTTTTTGAAGCTCTTCAATCTTAGTTTTGACATACACAAGGAAAGCCTCATGTATGTCAGGGGTGTTTACGAATTGCTTAAGTCCATTCATCCAGTGTTCCCACTAAAACCTTGTGTACCCGGAGCGGGCACAGAGCCAGTCCCTACGTTGCCTCCACCTGAACCTGTGGTGTCAGTGGCTTGAACTCCTGCTGGTGCTCCACCGGGGGCCTGTGGGCCTGTGGGGGGCATCATACCCTTAAGCATCTCTGCTTGTACAGCAGCATCTGCCAAGGAGTTCGTAACCTTATCTTCATCGAGGTCAAGAGATTTAGCAATTTCACGAATAACAATATCAAGTTTAGCAAATGGTGCCAACATTGGATTAGAGACAATCCCAAGGAATTGCATCAGTCGTTGGCTTCTCACTTCGTTAGCCATAAGGCTCTCAGTGCCACGAGCAGAGACCTCAAGATCACCTTTAATCTCTGGGTCAAAATCGAATTGCATATTAAATGCAAAGAAAGCTTTGCCAAGAGGGGCAAGAAGATAGTCATCAAGGTTCTTAACAACTGTACGGATAGAACCATTAGCTGCGTTCATAAGCATAGAGATGCCAGAAGCTGTTCTACCTACACCTTGAATACCTGTTTGTCCATACGAATATGAAGGAAGACCAGTGCTCTCGTCTGCAAGGACACGAGCTTTATCAAACAGCATAAGGTTTTGTTGAGCTACGTTAGGAAACTCTGTCCCAAAGAACGCTTGCCCCGGAGCACCTGCTTGACGACGAAACACCTTACCCGGATAGATAGAAAGGTCTTGGCCGGGGACTAGGTTAGTCTCATCAATCTCAAACACTAGATTTCCAGAAAGAGCAGCATTGTCCACTGCCATACGCATAAAACCATTCATCAGGATTTGCGTATCTTCCATATTTTCCGCAACACCTACACCAAAGAAGCTGTAAGGGTTCATCTCATAAGGAGCAGCGTAGTAAGGAATACGAGCAGGTTGGAATGGGTTCATAACCAGACGCAAAACTTCATTATTGCAAATCCAGATATTAGCGTTCAACAAGTCGTCATCCGCATACTCTCTAGGAACCTTAACACCCTTCTCACGAAGAAGGCCAGCTTCCAGATACCCCCAATACTCCAACACTTCCCAACGTTCTACATCTGGGTGTCCAGCATCATCTTCCATGACACTTTCCCAATACTCTCGTTGGTAATTAGACCCACCATCAATAGCGTTATCAATGGCAGAGGAACGAAAGAATGGGCGTTTCTTCAAATCTTTCATATCTCGTCTAGACATCTTATGCCGTTCAACGATATACTCAGCTTGATCCATATTAGCAGCATCAGGGTCTGGGTAGAAGTTCCAGATAGACACATGGGAGAGAGTTGGTACAACCTTGTTAAGAGGGGTGTAAGTCCCTTTCTCGTCCCAACTTGGATACTCTTTGTCTAGGGCCATAGGGCCTTTAAGGACCGCTGTACCAAATAGTGCACACTCAAAGGCAGAAGAACGAAGGTGTTTAGAAGCTCCACTTTCTTCAAGCTGGTCTTGAATTTTCTTTTCCATCTTTTTAGCTGCAATGTGTGCAGGATGGAATGTAACACTTGTAGGGGTTGTCCCAACACCAGCTACGAGCTTATCCGTAATTGGCGCAAGCTTTTCTTTCAAAGCACCAAGGTTAAAAGCTGTGGCTCCCGGAGGGAGAGCAGGGCCTGTATTAGTGCCAAAAGGAGACGCTACAGGGGTGTTAGAGTTTGGTGTAGGTGCAGCTTGCTTACCACCTTCAGGGATGTCAGGAGTGAAGCTAACAGAGTCTACGACACCTTCAGGAAGCTTGGTTTGGTCCACAGAGATTGGGAAATCCCCATTACCAAACAAAACCTCTACAATCTGTCCGTAAGCGGCTACAACTTTAGTCTTAGTTACCTTGACGAAAACCTTAGATTTCTCATTTTCACTAAACATAACATCAGGGCCATAAAGCCCTCGATAGTTTCGATAAGCAGTTAGAAATCTTTGTTCGTCAGCCCTCTTTTTATCTTTAGCCCGTTCAAAGCGGCTTTTAACAAAAGCTACAGCTTCGTCCATAGGGACAGAGGAATCCTCAATAGCGTCTACTTCATCACTCTCATAAAAAAGTTCATCGGTCATTAATTATTCCTTAATAGCCGAAGATGGAATCAACGGGCCTGTAATGTTTAACTGTGTCAGGATTTACATCCCAAGCAGAAGAGCGAGGACGAGACATGATCCCATAACGAAGAGCGTCATACAAGTGGTCTTCACTTTTAGTGTTAATATCTTCTGGGTTGTTGGTGTCAAGTGGTAACATTGGTATCTGTGCAATTGTTTGTACACAGTTTGAGAAAAATACAATTCTAGGTTCTTCCGTATATTCGTCCACTTGCAAACGTCTATGAACTTCATTCTTACCTGCAATACGAGAACCTTTACTACGATCAGAAGGTCTCCAACGACACCCTCTATTGATCATAAGCTCTGCAATAGAAGGGCCTGACTGTCCTCTTTGGTGCCAACAAGAACTGTCCAACACCCCATAACTAATAGGTCCGTCATCTTTCTCTGCATCTAGAATGAGATCAGCAAGGTCTTGTGCAAGCACCTTAGACACATACATCTCACGATAGACAATAAGCTTTTCGTCCATAGGGTCTACAGCAAACCATAATACACCAGAGAACGAGCTATAACCAAAGTCACAGGCTCTAAACTTCCTCCAATCACGGGGAATTTCAAAAGGCTCTACAACGTGAATAGCTCTATTCCACTCAGTGAAGGCACTCCCTTCCATAACATCCCAGTCACCTTCTAACAACCTTTTACGTTCTGCTTCAGGCAGAGACAAAAGGTTAGCCTCATAATCCCCACTCTCGTAGAGATAAGGGTTGTCTGAGAGACGAGAAGGAATGAAACGACGTTTAAACAGAGGTTGTCCTGCTTTAGTGTGGCCTTTAGGCCATTGCAGAGTTTCACCTGTCTCAATATCTGTAGCCCAAAAAGCTTTTCCCCAAACTTCTGGATCAACGAACATCTTCTTAACCCAAGCATGTCCTTGACCACCGGGGTTTGTAGTGGCCCTCATGTAAGTTTTTAAGTCGGGAGCAGTTGTACGTAGACGAGATCGCATGTAATTCCATGCGTATGGGGTAGGCCATTGTGTAAGTTCGTCAAAGGCAATGTAATTAAATGCCTGCCCTTGGTAACGTGTAACGTCTTGGTCTCTTTCTAGGTAAGACATCCAGAGGGAACCACCACTAGGGGTTCTCCACTCCATCTTACGTTCAGACCACTTAATTCCGGGGATGGCTTTAGGATAGAGTTCTTGGCTTTTCTGCACAAGTTCTCTGAGTTCTTCTGTGGTTCTACGGAGAATAAGCCCACGAAACTGAGGATGAGGAAGGTCACGAAGAGCATCAGCCAAAATTGCATAACTCTTACCTCCGCCAGCAGCACCACCAAACAACACTTCTCTTTCATTAGCTGAAAGGAACATTGTCTGAGGGCCAGCGTTAGGCTTAAAGATCACTTCTCTAGTATCGTTCTCATCTTCTTCTGTGGCAAAATGATAACCAATAGCTTTAGGTACATAAAGATCAGGCTTTGGAGCCTGTACCACTTTCGAGCTTTTCGACCTTGGCCCTGATCTCTTCAATCCGCTTGGCCCAGTCTTTAAGAGTTGTAGCTTTTGTTCGTCTAGAGTGTTCAATTTCCATCCTCTTCTTCAACCCCATATGAGAGATTGATCTCCCTGTTACAGTGGAGAGCCAATTAGCCACTTCTCTGTAAGAGAAATTCTTGAGATGTTTCTTAGCTTCTGCCAGAGCTTTTAATTCAAATTCTACAGGTAGAAGCATGTTAGGGTCTTCAGGGTCCAGAATGTAGCCATAAGGTATCACACGAGAAACACGAGGGATGGGCTTCCATTCACCATCTGAAATAGCAAGCTCATCCGCTACGTTTGTCATGTTATTTTTTACCACCGCGTTTGGGTTGCATAGAGCGATTATATTTCTTAGATACAACAGCCACTTTAGAGTTATTTAGTGGGCCTTTTCTTGGAGCATTTTTATGATGCACCTCAAGACCATCCCCTTTACTTACCTTACCAGCTTTTTCGGCTGTGGCTCTGGCTGCGTTACGAGAGGCTCTGCGTTTTTTCTGTTCAGGAGAAGCGTGAAATTCATCATACTCACGACGGTAATTACGAACGGGCTTTGACATTTTTATTAACCTTCCCTTTAACAGCAGAGTTATTTTTCTTGTTATACTTATAGTCGGAAGGTTTACCAGATTTCTTAGCAGCCCTGTCTTTAGCTCGTTCAGCAGGAGACATTTTACCCCGTGCTTCCCCCTTACTTGTAGCTTCTGTTGATCCTTTTTTAAGATCACCAGCTTTTTGCAACTTAGACACAGCAACAGCATAAGCTTTATCTTTACTCATACCGTTTGCACAAAGTTGAGAAACAAGACGCTCTAAGATTTTAGGCATCATCGTCATCCACCGACTTTGAAGGAAGGATAAAAATCCCGTTGCTTGTGATATCAAGCTTCTCAATCTTGCTAACACCGATGCGATCAAGGATGTCTTTAGCAGCAGCAAGCTTATCTTTATTACCAAGATTGGTCGGGTTGTCTAAGACACTTACGACACCAATAGCAGCTTTAGGCCCAGAACGAGAAAGGTAGGTTTTGGTAGCTTCAATGATTTCGTTTTCAAGAGTTTTGATAATAGCAGAGGTTGGGTAGGTGGGAGAGTAGTTAGCAAGCTTCTTAGCCTTAACCACGTCCCCTGCTGCTTCTTCAAACAACACTTCTAGAAATAGTTTTTGTTGATCAGTGAGGGGACGTGCCATTTAACAACCTTTACCTTTTACCATTCCACCTTTAGCAAAACCAGCAACCTTTTTACGCAACTTGTTTTGTGTAGCTTTACGGTCTGTTTGTTCAAGTAGTGCTCGTTTAGATGCGCTACGAAGTTTTTCTTTTGCATCAGACCCTGCGGGAGCTTTAGACTTACTCTCCGCACTCAAGGTTCGAGCTGTTTTTACTTTAGCAATTTCAAGGGCACCAGAAGTGGCACGAGCTTTAGATCGTAGATTAGGTTTAATAGTCATACTATTTCTTCTTCTGTAGTTTGTAAGCGTCTGCACGATTAGGGGCTTTAGCTACTGTTGGCTTAGCAGGCTTAACCACAGAGTCACCACCAGCTTTTACATATTCAACCCAGCTAGTAGGCAGTCCTTTTTTAGCACGTTCTGCACGAGACATGCTATCCCACTGAGCCTCTGTAACAGAGCTAAGACGAGGAGGAGTTTTACTAATAGGCCGTGCTGGCATCTTAACAGATGTCGGAGTAGGGGTGATTGGGCGAGCAGGCTGCTTCTTTACAGCAGTGGCCCGATCAATAGCCGCACTAGCTCGTTTAGTTAAGTCTGCTGTGCTCATTCCTTTAGCTACAGGGGCTTCTCGTTTAGAAGGCGGAGCAGATTTGCTCACTGTAGGTTTTGGTGCAGCAGGGGCAGGCTTGCTTTTAAGAATGCCAGTAACCTTAGAAGAGCCGCTAGAGATTTGACCATTTTGGTTAAACCCACCAAGAGTTTTGCCATCTTTATCAAGAACAGCAGTACCCTTGACTTTGTAGCCAGCTGCCTCTAGAGCAGATTTTTGTTCGGCACTAATTTTCTTAGTGGTCTTCTTTAGATTGTCAGGTTTTTCACCCATCTTGTTTCCTTAATGGGTTAAGACCCAGCTAAAAACCTAGCTGCCATTGCAGCTCCTAAAACTCTGTTACTTTGTGCAGTGGCATGAAGGCCATCAGCCTCAATTCCCGGACTACGATTGACGACACGACATCTTACTTGAGACGTAGCATCTCCACTATTGCTATCCATTTTATTTTGCATATCAATGAAAGCCGCAGTTGTACCTGCACTTGCGTCTGGGGGAGTTGTTCCAATAACCCATGTTACTGGGGCATCCGTCCAAAGGTTTGTCGTCCAAGTCGTTTCAAAAGCATTTCGCATAGCGGCCCAAGCCGCAGGATATGTTGCAAGGCTGGCTTGATCGCTTTCTCCTTGTGCCCAGATTACACCTTTGATTTTTGAACCAACTGGTGCAGCGGCCATAGCTCCTGTTATTAAGCTCACTGCGTGGTTATAGGCAAATGGGTTAGTTCCAGCAGGGTTCCAAGCTCCTCCTGTACCAACTAGGTTTGTTGAGGAGACAGCTGCTTGGATAATTACCACATTACGACCAGCCCCAGTGGCTGCACGGATAGCTTTAGCAAAAGAAATCGCAGGAGACACTCCATTAGACCGCATCCCAACCACAACTGCACCACCACCATCACTGGTAGCTTGTAGGGGGGCACGAAGGGCGTCCACTTGCCCAATTACTGTGGCGTGCCCTGTGTAAGTTGATCCGGGGAAATACAACAGAGTGGGATCATAACAATAGTCTACTTCTGGGATTATACCAATCCCGTTATTAGTGCAGGCCATATTTGATTGGCCCATAGCAATATAAATGTCAAAAGGCTGAGCAAGAATTGTGTCCATTTGAACAGCTTGCGCATTTTTCATCGTAGCAACTTGTCCTGTGCCAAACAAAACTTGTAGTGTGGTACTTCCTGTATTTACAGGCAACTGAAAAACTTGCTGTCCTCCACGAACTCTAGTCGCATTTGGGTCATAGGTGGGGGTGAGACCACGAAATCTCCACCCCTGTCCAGTTTCTTCGTTATCTTTTTCCATCTCTGCGTAAACCCAAACCTTGCCTGCAAGAGCAGGAACATTCATGCTTATTGTAGCAGAGACAGCAGGAGTTGCAATTCGATACGCACTTCCTTGCCAAACAGGTCCATTTGTTACGGCTGAGACATGGGAAATGTCTTCTAATTTTGCTTGTGTTGTTGAGAGTATGCCAGAAAGAGCTGCTTCAACACTTGAGCTAACACTTTTTAGCCTATTTGTCCCTAAATCAAAAGATAGCCTCACTTTAGTACCAACCTGTAATACATGTGGTAGTAACCATTCTATCTTCCTTTGTTTTAGTAGTTATGCCACATTTTTGAAAAGATGTGCCGACTTAAATGTAACTTCACCAGACCATGCACCAGCTGTAGCAGGAAAGATTAGCAATCGTATACGAGCAGCGGTTGGTAG